GCCGACTCAGCCGACCTGGCCCGCGAGCACTGGGACAAGTTCCCCGCGCATGTGCAGGCTCTGATCCGCAGGGACGCCGAGGACGTGAACCCGGCCAATCGATACCTGTGGATCTGGCTTCTCGGGCCGATGGAGAAGGAATGAGCGGCCAGCGACAGACCGGCGACATCGTGCTGAAGTGCCCGTGGTGCAGTGCGGTGCTCGTGCCGTACGTCCGAACCGCCTCCGACGACGACGGCGGAATCGTCAGCATGTTCCGTACGGAGCACGAGTGCTCCGACTTCGGGGGCAATGTCACCTACACGGCTTGGGAGAGTGGCTGGTGATGGGATCGTTCGACGATAGCGAGGGCCTGGTGTCGAGGAAGCACCCCGACACCTCGTTCGACGCCGCGACGCTGGTGTACCCGAGGTCGGGGACGCAGCGCAGAAGGGTCTATGACGAGATCCGGAAGTCCGGGGAGTCCGGGGCCTGCGACATCGAGGTGCAGGACTCGCTCGGCATGGAGGGAAACTCCGTGCGCCCCAGGCGCGTGGAACTCGTGCGCGACGGACTGGTGAGGGACAGCGGCAGGCGGCGCTCGTTCAAGGGCCGCAAATGCGTGGTGTGGGTCGCCGTCAACCATATGTCGCTCGTCCGGGCCGGGTGATCCCGCCATGATGCGATCAGAGGTGCTGGAGACTGCGGCCCGCTACGTCACGGCGGACCGGCAGGCCACGCACGGGAGGCCGGAGGACACGTTCCGCGCCATCGCTATGCTCTGGGAGGCGTACCTCGGCGTGAGCGTCACGGAGAGCGACGTGTGCAACCTGATGGTGCTGCTCAAGGTGGCGCGCAGCCAGCAGAATCCTGCGCATATGGACAATTTCGTGGACATGGCCGGTTACGCCGCGTGCGGAGCCGAACTAGCGAAGGAGGAACGATGACCGACCACCAGAGCGTGACGCTCTACGACATCGAGGAGCGGCACTCGTGGCACTCCATGAACGAGGAGGGCTCCCTCAGGATCGCGAAGATGCGGGAGGGGGCGCTCAACCTCTCCGCGCTCGTCCTGGCCGTGGTCCCTCCGGGCAGGGAGCGCGGCATCGCTCTGGCGAGGATCGAGGAGGCGCTGTTCTGGGCCAACGCGGCGGTCGCCCGCGAGAAGTCCATGCAGTTGGCGACGACCGACCAGGGGCGCTAGGACTAACCGCTGAACAGCGCCTCGAACAATCGGCGCACCGGCTCCACCATCGTGTCCCTGGGCTTCTGGTGGGCGATCCGGTAGGCGGAAACGACGGCCCTCGGCAGAGATCCGCGCTCGCTGATGGTGTGGCCGTTCCTCTCTGCCCACCTGCGCATCTCCCACACGGAGCCGTTCTTCCACCGGAGCCTCCCGACGACCCGTGAGCACTCCCTGCACATGCGCTGGCCGCTCCTCGGGGACACGTACAGGTTCGCCGCGTCGAGCGGGTGCCCGGCCTTGCACAGTTCGATTGGTTCCATATCGCGGATTATCCCCATATCGAGGGGGTGCTGCGAAGCCTTGGTGGACGATGTGCAATAGAGGTAGTCCGAACCAGAGCCTTGGGAGCGATATGCCGAGCACGAGGAGCACCGAGGTCGTCCTGGGCGGCGGGGGCAAGTACCGGGTGGATGACACGAGGTACACCAGCAAGGACAGGAACAAGGCGCTGCTGAGGCTGAGGGACAAGCCTTCGAGGAGCGTCAGTTTCAAGCCGCTCGAAGGGTCTAGGCGGACCAAGCCGCTGGTGAGCAGGGAGACGTTCGAGCGCAACTCGCCGATCTTCGCCCATCGGCTGTCGAGCGCCGAGTTGGAGATGAGGCGCAGGGACGACATCAGGAACGACGTGCTGCGCGGCATCGGCGTCGGCTTCGTCGGGCACAAGGCGTACGGGTACGCGAAGCCCGTGACCGAGGTGTACCGGGCCAGGAGGGCGCAGCAGAAGGGAGTCGCGCTGAAGCCCGCGAAGGCCTCCGGCCCGACCATCGTCACCCAGTTGTCCAACAGGATCACCGAGCGCAAGACGCACCCCTGGTCGGAAGCCCAGTTGGACGAGGTGATCAGGCACGACCCGATCATGCGCAGGCTCCCTGCGAGCAGGAGGGTGAAGAGAGGGGTCGCGGACAGGTTCGGCATCGTCAACTACGCGGGTCCGAAGGCGAGGGGGATGCGCAACGCGAAGGTGATCGGGCTCAGCGCGGTCGGAGGCGCGGCATATGCGGGGGCCAAGTACGCCACGAGCAGGCGCAACAAGCGCGACGCCTACAGTTTCCGCTTCGGGGCGCCGCACGGAAGGGCGGTCGAGGAGTTGCCCCTGGGATAGCCTGGCCGATATGACGATGGCCCCTGGCTACGACAACATGTCGGTGGACCGACCCACGAGTCTCCCCGATGAGCAGATGGAGGCGGAGGAGGTCAGACGGCTGGATCAGTCGCTCCCCCCGTTCGTCGAGATCGGATCCACCGGGCTGAAGCGCTCCGCCGGTTACATCGACGAGGAGTTCCTCCCCCAGTTGCGCGGTCGGAAGGCCGTCCAGGTGTTCAAGGAGATGAGCGAGAACGATCCGCTCGTCGGGTCGATCATCCACACGGTGACGATGCTGCTCCGCAACGTCGAGTGGACGGTGAAGCCGGGCGGCAAGTCCAAGGAGGACGCGAAGATCGCCGACCTCGTGGAGACCTCGATGCACGACATGACGACGACCTGGGACGACTTCATCACCGAGGCGCTGTCCATGCTGGTGTACGGATGGTCCTGGCACGAGGTCGTCTACAAGCGGCGCGGCGGTCTGTGGCAGAAGAACCCGCGCCTCCAGTCCAAGCACACCGACGGACTGATCGGATGGCGCAGAATCCCCATCCGCGCCCAGGAGACGATGGTCAGGTGGGTGTTCGACGACGCTGGAGAGATCGTCGGCATGGTGCAGATGCCGCCCCCCTCGTACAAGCAGATCATCCTCCCCTACGACCGGAGCGTGCTGTTCCGCTACCGGCACTCCAAGGGGAATCCCGAGGGGAGGTCGATGCTCCGCAACGCCTACCGCCCCTGGTACATGAAGAAGCGGATCGAGGAGTTGGAGGCCATCGGGATCGAGCGCGACCTCGCGGGCCTCCCCATCGTGAAGGTGCCCGCGCACTTCCTGCGGGCCAAGCCGGGCAGCGAGCAGCGCAAGACGGTGGACGAGTTCCGCAAACTGATCAAGTCGCTGCGGCGCAACGAGCAGGAGGGCCTGGTCTTCCCCAACGCCTTCGACCAGGACACGAAGCAGCCCCTCTACAGCCTGGAACTCCTGGGCAGCGGAGGCGGCAGGGCGTTCAACACGGACACGGTCATCCAGCGGTACGAGCAGCGCATCCTGATGAGCGTGCTCGCGGACTTCATCATGGTCGGCCACCAGGGCACCGGCTCGTACTCGATGCACACCGACAAGACCGGCATCTTCAGGAACACGCTGAACTCCATAGCGCAGGGCATCTGCGACACGATGAATCGCACGGTGCTCCCCAAACTGGTGAACCTGAACGGGTGGCGCCCGGAATCGCTCCCGGAGATCGTCCCGACCGATGTCGACGCCCCGGATATCGGCCAACTGGCCCAGTTCATGACGAGCATGGCGGGTCTGGGCGTCCAGTGGTTCCCCGACCCGGCGATGGACAAGTTCATCCGGGACGCCGCCCGCCTGCCCCAGTTGGACGACGACGCGGAGAAGGTCGAGGAGCAACTGTCCGACATGCAGCAGTCGATCAAGTTCGCGCAGAAGCAGACCGAGTACCTGCAATCGAAGCAGGCGATGGACCAGGCGTCCAACCCGGCGATGCCAGGCCCGACGGCGCCGGGACAGCCGGTTGACCAGGCGGCTGCCGATGAGCAGGCGTCGCAGCAGGAGGAGCAGGGCCAGGTGGCCCATGAGCGGTCGTTGGAGGCCGAGGCGGCGAAGGCTCCCAGGCCAGGGGCAGGGAAGGGCGGCAAGAGATGATCGCCGGTCAGGCTGCCCTGCCGCTGACGCCCGCGCAGATCAAGCAGAGGCAGGATATCGCGCACAGGAAGACGATCCAGTCGCGCATCTCCACCGGATCGGCGTCTCTCGGCATCGGAGGGCTCGGTCTCGTCGCGGCGTCGGCGCTCGCCCGGAAGCGCCCCGGCCTGATGCGGGTGAAGGGAGATCCGAGAGCCGTCTCGCGCAAGATCAAGGACAAGGGGTACACGCTGGGGATCACCTCCACCGGAGTCGGCTCCGGGAGCGGGCTCTACTTCGCCGGTACGCAGCGCCGCGAGGCGAAGATGGACAACCAGTCGCTCGTCGAGAAGCCGAAGATGTCCGCGCTCTCCAAGGCCGCCAGGAGGAGCGTCGCCGTCCAGCCGGGATCTCCCGGCTGGGACGAGTCCCGCTGGCGCCGGAAGGACTCTTGGCGACCGCATGTGTCTCAGAACGCCAAGAGCGTCTACGACGGCCCGCTGCTGCCATCCCGCAGAAGGGCCGACGCGGACAGGGCGTTCGGAACAGCGATGCTCGGCGCCGGAGCGATGGGCGTCGCGGGCGGCATGGTGCCAATCGCAACCGGGATCAGGAGGAGCAACATCCCGCTGACGCTGGCTGGCATAGCGGCGGAGGGCGGGTCCGTCATCGCGGCCCGCGCCGGTTCCGAGAGGTTCAGGTCGGCGTCCAGGCGCGAGGAGGCGTCGCGCAAGATCAGGGCTCGCGGCCATCAGCGCAGGCTGGCCGCTCCTCCCCAGTACGCTTCAGTGGACAAGGGATTCGTCTCGTCCGGACTCGTCCGCTCCGGCGGAAGGATCAAGGTCAGAGCGCCGTTCTTCAGGCGCCCGGTCCTCAAGCCGAAGGGATCATGGTGACCGCTCCAACGGAACTGCTGAGCGCAATAGCGAAGGCCGACGAGGATGTCGCCGTCATCATCGCCAGGGACGTGCTTCTCACGCTCGGCGGCGGGGAGGCCGAGGTCTACAAGGCCGCTTTCCTGCCTGTGCTGCGCGACTTCTACTCCGCAGCGCTCGGCCCTGTCCGCAAGAGGCTGGGCCGCTCGTACGTCGAGGGGGTGAGCAAGGGCGACGACGGGTTCGACCCGCAGTCCGTGGCCATGTACGAGCACGTCCTCCAGGGCCTCGAACTGGTGTCGAAGATCGAGAGCGACTGGTACGTCCTCGACGGCAAGCGCATCCAGGTGTTCAGGAACGAGAAGGGCCAGTTCACACGCAAGACGGGCGGCGCACCGACCAGTCGGGACGCCAAGGTCATCGCCCCGTTCCTCGCTCCTGTGAGCGGTGCGACGAGGGATTCCTCCCGTCACCTCCCACTGACCTACGCCAGCAATCTGAAGCCCGTCACCGGCACCGGCTCCCACTCCGCCAGGGCCGAGTACGCGACCGATCCGGAGGAGATCAGGGACAAGCAGGTCACCCACGGCCTGCAAGCGCACTACGAGTCCAGGAAACTCACCCAAGACCTCACAGCGATGGGGGTGCTCCCCCCGATGCTCCCCAACCCAGGGAGGAGCGGGAACCAGGCCGAGTACAAGCAGCGGAAAGTGGACCGCGCCGAGGCGGCGTCGAAACTCAACGTCACAGCGACGTTCGTCGGCGCGCTCGAAGGCAAGCGGCACGAGAACGTCCCACTGGTGTTCGACGTGCTGCGCTCCTCCTACGTGCCCGAGGAGGACGAGTTCGGTATCGGGTACGCCATCGAGTCGATGACGGTCTCCCCGGTCGATCCGGACGACGAGGCGACAGCAGACAAGTTGGAGGAGCGGATCGTCGTCTTCAACCACACGTTCGGAACGAAGGAGGGCCAGAACGACTACCGGCCTTCCCGGTCGGGGCATTACGTCTCCACCGTCCTGGCTCCGAACGATCTGGACACCAACTCGCTGGCGTCCAGCAAGAACCGGCTCGGAGCGATAGGCGGCGGGCTGCGCGTGCTCGGGCTGCCGGGGGCCGCTGGGAAGGTGGACACCGCGTCGAGCATCATCGGCGGGCTGGACTCCGTCGAGGTCCGCACCGCGATGACGCAGACCGGGTACAGGTTCCGTGGCGTGGAGGCTCCACAGGTCTCGAACGACCTCGTCGCCGCAGCCGAGCGCCTTCCTATGGACCCCTCGAAGACTGGGTACGGGGAGAGCAGGGCGAAGTACTACAGGGCGACAGGCTCCTACGACGAGCAAGGGATGGCGATTGTTCCGAAGGAGGCCCTGATTCGCGGCCAGCAGCGCGACCAGGTGTCGCTCGCTCTGTGGAACAGGGCGAAGCGACGGTCGTCCAACGCCGGGATGGGGTCGCTCACCCAGTCGTCCGCGAACTACAACGCGCTCGCCCAGAAGATCGCGCAGGGCATCGGCAGGGGGATGCCGAGCGAGGGCGTGATGATCGACTCCCGTGGCAACATCACCAGCCAATCGGCGGGCATCGCCCACGACTACTTCGTCCCGTTCAACGTCGAGGCCCTGAAGACCCTGGACGGCGGCCAGTACGTGCGCACCCGGCAGTTGGGCGGGGTCACCGGAGAGGATCTGCGGACCCTGCTCGTGGGGAACGGGCGCTCGGCGCAGGTCGTGTCCTCCTCCGGGGTCTACGAGTTGGAACTCGACCCGTCGGTCCGTGGGACGCGCAGGTACAACGACAAGACGCTCCAGATGATCGACACCTACGACCGCATCCTCGACGAGGTGGCCTCCGGGGGCCACTACGCGGTGCCACTCCCTCCGAAGATGGAGAAGGAGGCCAGGGAGATGGCCGCGAGGAAGGCCAGTGGGAGCCAGGCCAAGTACGGAGAGGCCCTGCGAGCGGCGCGGCACGACAAGTACGGCGAGATGGCGGTCCTCCCCGAGCAGGAGGAGGCACGGGTGATGGCGGAGGCGAAGCAGCAGGCCGCAGCCGAGTTCACCGAGCGCTTCGGCACAAGAACGATCAGGGGAGAGCGCAGCGGGACGATGCAGGGCAAGGTGCTGCCCGACAACTTGAAGGCCAAGCAGGCCGAGTACGCGGATGCCAGGGCGGCCGAGGCAGTCTCGGAGGCTGGCGAGCAGCGCGCGCGGATGCTCCAGTTGAACTCGGAGGGCTACGCGCTGGCGCTGAACACGCTCCAGCAGTACTACCCGTACCTGATCCGCACCGCGCGCTACCGCTCCTGGGAGCAGATGAACGAGGAGGCGAACGCTGGCACCAACTTCGGCACCTCTGGAGGAACGGACAAGTGGCGCCCGGAGCCTGGCCAACTGCGCCCGACGTTCGGGAACACGATGGGCGCCATGGGAGGCGGCAGCCCAGCCTCCGGGGACACCCCCTCTGTGGCGGACACGCGACAAGCGAGCCAGGACGCGGCCAGGGCCAAGCAGGGCCTCCCCACGCTGCGCTCGGAGCGCGCGCAATACGTCGGGGAGTACGGGAGGATCAGGCCCGGAGTTCGCATGTCCAACCCGTCCGGAGGCACCGAGGCGTCCACCGGCAGCGGCAGGGCGGGGACGGTGATGGAGCAGCGGCTCGCCAGTTACGAGGAGCAGACGACCTCCGCCATCAAGCAGATCGACGGGCTCACCAAGGCGGTGGACGCTGTCGGCGACGGCATCACCCAGACGAAGGTGGACGCCGCAGGCGGCGATTCCAGGGCGAGGCTGTTCATGCTCTGGTACTCGCAGAAGCCGGACATCGCGTCGAACTACCTCGCGGCAGGCACCCCGGACTCTGAGAAGACGATGCATGCGATGCTGTCGAAGACGACGGCGGCATCGCTCGTCCGAGACCTCGAACCTACGATGAACGGCCAGCCGGTCCACGGCGAGGATATGCAGAAGATGATGGACGCGGTGCTCACCGGCTCTCTCAGGATGGGGATGGCAGGCTCCCAGTCCGTCGCTCCAGGAGCCTCCTACGACGCGATCCCCGCGTACCAGGACGGCAAGTTGACGCTGCTCGATGCCGGTGCGCTCAACGACCAGGACTTCGAGAAGGCGATAGCCGAGGACGACGTGGCGTCGAAGGCGCTCGCTTTCGCCAGGGGCAGCAACGCGCCCAGGGCAGGGAACCCGACGGTGCATCCGGTCGAGTGGCGCACCGGGATCAACGTCGTCGAGGAGTCCCAGAAGGCGCTCTCCAACATCGCGGCGTCCAATCCGGGGCTGGCGGAGGACATCCGCATGCTGCCGAGCAACAAGGAGCGGCTCCGCGAGATAGGAATCAGGTCTGGCGTGCGCCCCGAGGTGATCAGCCGCTCGTCCGCGATCCTCGACCACTTCGACAGCACCGTCGGCGCTCAGTACGGCATGAAGGCGGACATCACCGACAAGCAGTCGATGGACACGGTGAAGGCGTGGTACGCGCTCGGCAGCGGCATCGAGGCGCAGAGGCATGTGATGAAACTGTCCGAGGGGAGGGAGGCCTACGACCCAAAAGTGCCAGGCCCGCTGTCGGGCCGGTTCGGGAAGAGCGACCAGCAGCAGTTGAGCGACCGGCAGCAGAGGATTCAGGGGCTGGTCCTGGAGCAGTGGCTGGAGGAGGGTCTGCTCTAGCGGCGAACCTGCCGACGGACGCATCCCAGAACCAGCGCGACCTGCTCGCCGTCGCGAGCAATCCGAAGATGCAGGAGCAGGCGCTCAAGCAGTCCCCGAACGCGGTCAAGGATCTGGACCGGATGATCGGTCTGAAGTCCGTCAAGGAGGAGATGAAGACCCAGATCGCTGTCGCGGAGTTGCGCGACGCGATGCGCAAGCGGGGCCTGGATGTCGGGGACACCTCGATGAACATGGTCCTCGAGGGCGAGCCCGGCGTCGGCAAGAGCGTCGCCGCCCGCAAACTCGGGGCCGCGCTGGCCGAGCAGGGGATGCTCAAGAAGGGCGAGGACGGCAAACCGGTCTTCGTCGAGGAGTCCCCAGGGACGTTGAAGGGCGAGTTCGAGGGCCAGACCGCCCCCAAGGTGATCGACGCCTTCAAGCGCGCCAAGGGCGGCATCCTGTTCATCGACGAGGCGAACGCCTGGGCGAACCCTGATGACTCGTACGGGGTCGAGGGCATGGACACGCTGATGAAGTTGGCGGAGGACAACCAGGACGATGTCATGGTCATCCTCGGCGGCTACCCCGGCCTGCGCCGCGCCCTGCAACAGGTGAACCCCGGTCTGCCCAGGCGCTTCCCAGGGCTGATCGAGTTCCCGAACTACACCACCGAGGAGAAGGTGAAGATCGGCCGGTCGATGTTCGCCGACAACAGTTTCAAGATCACCCCGAAGGTGGCGAAGCACTACGCGAAGTACATCGGCATGATGGAGGGGCAGGGCGGCGACGTTCGGTCGTTCAACGGGTTCGCCGAGAGGTCGGTCGCCATCAGGCACAAGAGGGCGAGGAACAAGGAGAAGTTCGCGTACCGGATCGCTCCTGCGGACATCGAGTACGCGGCCGCGCACTACCGTGACAAGAACGGGAGAACGTTGGAGGAGGCTGCGGCGCATGGCAAGAGGATGGTGGACCAGCCCTGACACGGCTCTGGGCCTCGTCACGAGAATCGCCAAGGGAGATGACGCCGAGTCCGCGTTCGGAGCCGCATACCTGGGGTTCCACGCCGCTGGCGACGAGGTGCTGAAGGAGTGCGCGGCGGACCCGTCCCTGACTATGGCCCATCTGCCCGTCGTTCTCGGGCGCATCACCGACCACCCCTTGATCGGGCCGGTCTGCGAGTCCCTGGACGTGATCTCCGGTCGCACCGGGTACGGGGCCGAGCGCCTCTCGCAGGTGAAGCGCGACGCGGACAGGGCGGCCATGTCCGTGGTGACCAGGGCGCTGTCGAAGAGCGCCCCGGTCCAGTACGCCGCGCTGCTCGCCGCCGGTGTGTACGGGGTTCCCGAGAAGTACGCGGCCAGGTACTCCGAGCGCGTGTGGTCCAGCCCGAGCAGCGGGTACCTGGAGATCACGAAGGTGCTCGGCGAGAAGGAACTCCTCGAATGGGTGTCGCTCCTGGCCAGGACGGAAGCGGGTGAGAGTGTGTCCAAGGCGCTCGTCGCCGACGACTTCTTCGTCCTGCAAGGAGGCAAGCGGCGCCAGCGGAGCGTGATGCGCAACGAGCACGGGGAGTTCGCGTCCCAGGGCGGCGAGGACGACGACTCTGACGGGTACTTCAAACTGTTCCGGAGCAGGAAGGTGGGCGAGCGGTCGAAGCAGGGCGCTGCGGCTCATGGGGCCAGGGCGACGCAGGCCGCCACTGCCCCGAAAGAGCAGGAGGCCGAGCCTGAGAAGGAGCAGATGACGGAGGATCAGCGGCGCAGGAAGCGCTCGGCGGAGCGTGACGCCAAGGAGTTGGCCGAGATGCAGGCCGTTGAAGAGGTTCTCGGGGTCCACGCCAAGCACCTGAAGGACCAGGCCGCAGCGCAGTCGGTCAGGGATGCCGCCCAGCGGTCGGCGAAAGACGACAGCAACCTCGCCTTCAACCTCCTGCGCGACGCCAGGGTCGCCCAGGTGATGCTGAACGACAGGGGCGCCGTGCGCGCCAAAAAGACGGAGGACGCCCTAGAGATGACGAGGGCGCTCGACAACCAGGACGAGGACGCCCTCTCCAGGGACGCGTCCAGGGACGCGATGAGCGAGAAGGAGCGCGCTGAGCGGAAGAAGACGAACGACGCGATCATGGCCGCCCGACGAGTCGAGCGGGCGTTCACCCACGCGATGATCTTCAACCCGGACGAGCCGTGGCACACATCTATCGAGCACAGGTTCCCCTCCAGGTACGACAAGCCCGACGTGGCGAGCATCGCTCATCCGCTGGAGGGGATCGTTGTTCCCGTTCCGATGCTCGTGAGGATGACCGACAAGTCCGGCGGCCTGGCAGTGGGCGCGCAGGCCGACGACGACGAGGTGATCTCCATGTACACGGGGATACCCGTCGAGAGCGTCGCCGGGATGATGAGCAATTCCG